GTAATCTCCACTACTGCCTATCTTTGCGGAATCTCCACTACTGCCTATCTTTGCGTAATATCCACTACTGCCTATCTGTGCGTAATCTCCACTACTGCCTATCTTTGCGTAATATCCACTACTGATACCAACATCGTCTGCTTTGACTGTCTCAACTTTTGTTTTCTCAATTGTAAAATCTACGCAAGCCTTAATAAACCCTTTAAACCCAAGTTTTGCACCAATATGGAGCTTATTTGTAGCTGTTTTATCCTTTCCTTTATAAATATCTCCAATAGCTTCAACATCTGCAAAATCTGAAATGTTGCCATCTTCATCAATAAGTGGATAATAATCCAACACATCAAATGGATTTTCACAGAAATGCATTACACCCGCTTCACATATTTTGTTTCCGTTTTCTTCGTAAGTAGTATTTTCTTCGTACTGCTTGCCTTTGCATATCATTCCTCTGTTAAATGCCTTATATCCTTTTATACTCATCGATTCTCCTCTCTTTGCTTCTCATCTCTCCATGCTTTAAATTGCATATTCAAATCTTTCACTTTTACCTCAATCTCGTCTACCTCTTCCTCTTGTTCGACTAAATAGCCGACAAGCTCAAGCATATTGTGTAGAACATCTTCTTTTGATAGATTTGTTCTTATTTCTTCCATTGTCTTAAACCTCATTGAAAACCTGAACCGCAAACAGCTCATTAGGTGTCTGCTTGAATAAAACTCCGTCAGATATGACTGTATACATATATCCGTCATACTTAAGCTCTACAGTATGTTTCTTACCGCCCATGTAATAATTTCTTTTCTTAATACTCATGTTGAACCTCCTATAATCCAAGTAACTTTTTAATCACTTCTCTCATTCTCTCGGTTTCGCCACTCAACTGCTTCTCGCTTTTATCAGCAAGTCTAATCACTATTTTGTACTCTTCCTCTGAAACTGTCTCTTTAAGCGCACGTAAAACAGTAACCGCCTCTGCCATAACATGGCTTTTTATGCCTCTAAATGTAACTTCTCCGTCTTCTGCTTTAATCATTCCTATTCCTCGCTTTCATTTATTATTTTTAATTCAGCTTTGAGTTTTTCAACTTCTTCCAGCTTGTCTGCAATTCTTCTTTCCGCCCTGTTTCGGAATGCCTCTTTTGCATATTCAAAGTTAGGTTCTGTAAGAAACATGCAATTAAAGTTAGTTATTCGCCCAACATCATCTTTCTTTGCCGTACTAAGGTAGTTTGGAAAAACTCTATCAACAGCCTTGTATGTCTTGGGTTTCTCTTCCGCTTCGCATTCCTTAACGCATAAGCCTTTAGGGTTACTACCATAAGTATCTAAATTGTAAAAGTATAATTTCATATCACACCGCCTCAATCACAAGCTCTTTGTCCTGTGTATGTTTCAACATAATCAACTGGTTATCAATCTGCGGTATTCTCCAATCGTCAACGCTCTCTGTATCATCAATAATAATTGGAAAATTAACGCTTGCCACTTTCTGAAAAGCCCGGCATATGTCAACTTCTGTCAGCATTCTTGCCCCATGATTAAGATTTCTTGCATATGCTTCACCATTGTAAACAAAGTCGCAGCACTCCTCGGTATCACCATTTAAGAGTGGTCTAAACAGCTTTGCTGTGGCAAAATTCAGATACTTATTAACATCGGCCTGTAAAAGCTCGTTTTTCTTTCGAGTAAACTCTTTCAGCAAATCAAGCTTTCTTTCCCAATCAGCAATTTCTTGATTGAGGTCTTTTCTCTTATCTTCAAGGTCGGCTATGCTATCGTCTATACGCTTGTTATTTGCCACACCAAGCTCAATCTTTGTATCAACCGATGAAACTTGCCTTAACAGTTCGTTTCGCTCGTTTTTGAGCTTTCTGATAAGTTCTGATATATCGTTTTCATCTGCAAGAGCCTTCTCTTTCTCCTCGATTTTAGCTTTAAGCGCCTGATACTCACTGTTACCTGTCATATCAACATCAGTAGGTACCATTCCAAGCTCTTTAGCGATGCTATCACGTTCAAACTCGTTAGCAACAGTATCACGCTTTTCTGTCAGCTCCTTGAGTTCTGCTTCAAGGTCAGCTATTTCTTTCTTCTTGTCCTCAATAGCCTGTTTGAGTTCCTTGCTGACACTTGATAATGAATTGCCCTTATCCTCAAGCTCTTTAAGCTTCTTCAATTTTTTATCACTAAAATCAGTTCTCAAACTCTCTATTGTATCTTCCGGCAATCTCTGACCACACATCGGACAATTAACACTGCTTTCATCAAAGGAAAGTGCCTTTGCTTTTTTCCAGTCAGCACGTACCTTTGCTAAGTCTATTGCGCAATCTCCAATCTCTCTTTCGGAGCTTTTAATGCTAGCTTTTCCAGCTCTTATCATTGACTCTGTTTTGCGGATTGAAACATCGAAGCCGTCAATCTGTAACTGTAGTTCCATGCGCTTTTTCTGATTGTCGGCATTGGCTTTTCTCTCCATATCTGAAAGCTCAAATTTAAGGTTCATAATGTCCTCTGTAGCTTTCTGCTTGCTCTCTAAAATCTTATTGTAGTCGGACAGCTTATCTTCAATTTCCTTAAGTTGCGGCTCATAGGTTTTCTTTTGCAATTCAAGCTCTGCAAGGTCTGTATACTCATTGGTGGAATGGATTGTATCAATCCTTGTTGAGATTTCGTCTCTTTCCTTGACGAGTCCTTTTGAGCCATTCCTACCGCCTGTGCCGTTTAGCTTGCCACGGCATACTTTTTTGAGCTGGTCTACATCGCCATCGTCAAACATTGGCTTAAGTTCAGCGAACTGCGGAAACATATCGCAGATTTCTTCATCAGTACGTGTGCCGAAATAGCTTGCAAGTGCTAATCTCTGCTCTGCCTGTGACTTGTTGAGAAGCGTCATGGCATTTAAGCAAAATGGTAATACTCCAAGCTCTGCCATGTTGTCATTGATGTACTGATTGTAGTCAGCCATTTTGTAAGGTACATCATTGATTGAGTAATCAGTAACACTGCCTGTAATCTCACCCTTTTGGTTGCATTTCTGCCTTGTAACCTTTTTCAGAGTCTTTGCTTTTCCGCCAATCTCAAAGGTAACAGCTCTTACAATGTCAACATCATCAATCTCGACTCCGTTTTCATCATGTGGTCTTATGCCTGTAATTTCTCTGTCGTTCTCGTCATGGCAATTCAGCACATCAAGAATAATTCTCTTAACTGTTGATTTGCCGACTTCATTCTGACCGGACAATACAGTTTTCATTGAAAAATCTGTGTCTAATGTGTTTGCACCATAGAATTTACAAAAATTCTGTGCAAAAATGTGTGTAATCTTCATTGCGTTTCCTCTCTTTCTATTTGTTTATGGTTTTTAGAATCAAATTTCCGTGTAGGCTTGATTTCTTCACTACTCTTAGGTATGAGTCCGACTCTGATACAAAAAGCCACTCGCTCGCCACGTAATGAGCCTTGTTGAGCAATAACTTCTGCTCTCTTGTTAATGGCTTCAATCTGTATCTCGTATCGCCTAGCCTAATTCGTCTTACACTGCTCATTTAGCTTCTCCATTTCTTTATCTAATAGCGCTTGAAAGTCAAATGATTTGTCTTTGTGCCGTTTAGCTCGATATAGTTCTTGTAGGTAATCATTAGCACTCTGACGTTTCAATTGGCTACCAATCGCAGTAGATGTCAAGGTTTCCATTTCCGCTTCCTTCGTCATATACAATTCCTTGTATGCCAACAGGAGTATCAACCACAACTCCATGTGGTAAATCATCACTTGCAATTACAACGTATTCGTTTTCATCAACTACAAGCCCATGCTCATTTAGATGTCTGCCCGGAATATTCAAACCGCCTCCAGGTAACACTCTCTGTGAGTACCACGTATAAGTGTAATCGCCGTATCGGACTCGCCCCAGCTTCTTAAACCGGCTACAACTGTACTTCTTACGGCAAGTTGGAACTGTTGGCTCTTCATAGGTCTGTTCAACTACAACCGGCTCATTCTGAATTACTGTCGGCTCAATCTTTCCAAGCATTACACTATTAATATAGGAAGTAACTCCGGCTGTCAGCTCAACTTTGCTATCTGCTTTCGTTGCTATTGGCTTTAAGGTCATAGTTCCAATTATTAAAGTCGATAATATCAATATCAGTTTTCTTTTTCTCATGCGGTTCGCCCTCCTCTATGAGACATATTGCAATCAGTATCAGCCAAAATACTGTTACGATTGCTCCAACGATGATACTCGCTGTCTTAATTCCGTATGCCACCGATAACCCAAGGAAAAATACAAATGCTAATGCTCCGAAAATCGAATAGCCGCAGCCAGTGTAAAACTTCTCTTTTAAAGTTCTTTTTCTCATACAATCACCTCACTATGCAAAACTCTGTTGAGCGTTTGCGTCCTGAATAAGCTCATCAAGATACTTAGGCACGACATAGCAATCAATGAACTCATGCACATCGTCTATATACTTTCTCTTGATACTCTTATAAGTAGATACACAACCATACTCACGCTTTAACTGCGTCCATATATCAGAAAATGTCTTATGCCTGATACTGTTGTCCCTGTATGCTTCACTCTGCTTGCCGCCAAGAATATTTACAACTCTGCGCTTAACATGCTGTTGTATCTCGTCAATATCGCAACTGTAAAGTGGTACATTTTCCTTAAGTTCGCTCACATCATCTTTGATGTCGTTTACTTTCTGCTCTAATTCTGTATAGCCCTGTGCCAAAAGCTGTATCTGACCGCCTGTTGTCTTTGGCATACCATAACTGCCTGTTTTTCTGATTGACGGAAGTACCTCATCCATTACCCACCGCTCAAATTTCTCTGCGCTAGGCAATTTTGATTTCATAATGAGTCGGTATAAATCTCCCTCATTTATGTATGACATAGATTGCACTCCACTAGATGTAGGGGTGTCACGTTTCGTTACTCCCTTGCAATGGTCATTAACTGCCTTGCGTGGATTTGTATACCCAAGCGCGGTTGCCACATCTGTTGCTACAAAATATGGCTTTCCGTCAATTTCTGTCATTCGGACTTCTCCGAACTCTTCATTATTGAAAATTTGTAAATCGTTCATGTTTTCTCCTTTCTGTGTTATAATCCTCTTATTCTAAATAAGAAAAGAGGTGAAAATTATGTTTCTAAAATTTCAAATAACTTGTGCTTGCCATAATAGATATACTGTTAATGAAAGCATATCTGCTGACAAGATTATTTGTCCTAACTGCGGTAAAGAATATCCTAGTTCTGCCAAACTTCTTGATATTCTTAATACTGCTAAAGAAATCCCTAAAGGTGACTTAATGTCAGAGGAATTTCCGATAAGGGCTATTTCGGAGAATGAAGATATGAATACGACTCTACATTAATCTTCATATACTCTAAGAAACCCTTGATTTGTGAAACGGACAGATTATGTTCAGCAAGTATTTTTCTTACTTCCCTTGCCATTTCGGCACAATCCTGTCCGTTTCCTCTCATAAACGTCATGAAGTTTGCGCCATCTATGTCGTTTCCAAGTTTTTGATTTAACATAGGTATTAATTCCATTCGTTACTCCTTTCTTAAAAACTGTGGTATAATCTCCCTATCTTTTAATAAGGAGGTGAGTCGCTTATGATTCTTACCGGTTTCTGCAATAAGCAGAACAAGGATTATTCCGTTGAGATTAAAATGATAGATACTTCCGACTTGGAAAAACAAAGTCTTGAGAATGGTCGGTTAGTCTGTCAATATGCAATGTTGTTTGGTTGTTGCCGCAATCCTAAACAATGCTCTATTCTTCAAAATCTCAACAAATAGTTCCTATTGGCTCTCTGAAACATGAGAGCCAAAATTAACCTCATAGCCGTCTCTAAATTTGATACTCTTAATAGTGCCTACATATTTTTGATTCAACTGTAGTGTTCGCAAGTCTGTGGCAATATCAAACGCATTCAAGTCAATTGTTAGTACGGGAAATCCAGCTTTGTCTTGTTTCAATTCATAGCCTCTCACTCCGTCAATTTTGTGACCGTCAATGCAGATTTCTGTAAAAATCTTTTCACCCTCAACTTGTCTGATTTCGATTTTCGACATTGTTACTCCTTTCCTAAGTTTAACTCCATTTAACTTTTCAGTTAAAAAAATAAGTGCCATACTCTGCCTGTGGAATATCCAATACAGCCCCCCAGTTAAGCATATCAGTCTGTGAAAAACCCACATCGCAATTCAACTTCCTTGATACACTATTCTGTGATAAGCCTATTTTATCGGCAAACTTGGCTTGACTGCCACACTTTTCAATTATTCGTCCTCTTAGTTTGTCATATCTATATGGCATTTGCTTTACCTCCTTTCTTTAACACACGCTTAGTTTAACACTGTTTAACTTAAATGTCAACACAAAAGTTTGATAAAGTTTAACTTTTTTGTTGAAAGTTTAACATCTTTGTGTTATGATTGATTTATCAAATAGGAAAGGAGTGAAATGAAGTGAAAAACGAAATTACTGCTTTAAGATTAAAAGAAGCGTTATCTGATTTGGATATGAAGCCTCAAGAACTGGCTGACAGGTCCGGTGTGAGCAAAGCTTCTATTAGTCAATATCTTAGTGGCTCTCATGCACCATCTAATATAAGCAGTGGTAAAATGGGTAAGATTTTAAGAGTCGAGCCTATGTGGTTAATGGGATTTGATGTTTCTAAGAAAAAAGAGCCAACTCCCGATATGGCAAAAGAGGATTTTAAATTGTTAGAAAAGTTTTCTTTACTAGACAATAGAGATAAAGAAACGATTTTAAGCATGATTGACGTTATGTTATCTCGAAAAGAAAAAAGTGAGGACTAGCCCCACTTTTCCAAAAAAGTTTTATGAATGTATGCAGGTACCCCAAAGTGCCTGCATCTTCTATTTTTTCAATCATCTGTATTATTTCTTTCTTGTAATCCATTTTTAAAACCCCACTTTCTAAAACCAATTACAGAACATATGCTTGTAGGCGCCGATACAAAATAGGGCGATAGACCGCCAATTAGCCTACCGCCCTACCGAAACTTGAAGAGTTCTCTTATTTGAGAACATCATTACTGTAGCGCTTTAAAGTGTTTTATTTTGTCGAATATTGACAACATGGACTGTAAAGAATAGAATGGTAAAAAATAACTACAAAAGGAGATGTTAATATGGCAAAAGCAAATAAATGCAATTCCTACGTCATCAATGGTCAAAAAATCAATGTTAATGATATAATCAAGCATTATAATGGTAACTTAGGCATGGCTTGTAATGAAATATCGCAAAGGACTTTGGTTTCATTTGAAACAGCCAAATATTATGTAGAGCTGTGCCAAAAAGATGAGCCATTCGTTAAGCAAAATTCAACGGTAAGCTTCACAAGTGGCATTCTCATAGCCGTTCCGCTTATAATGTTTATTGCAACAAAAATAGGATTCTTTCCGGTAGACAATGACCTTTTTATTGCTATGTTTGGCTTAATTTTTGTGTGTTGCTCTATTGCTTCAATTATTCTCGGAATAATTGATTTAGCATCTAAGAATGAAATCCCACGCAATCATGGTGGCTCTATCTTTGGCATTGTTGCTTCTGCGCTGATGTGGCTTGATTTTATTTTTCATTGAACTATGGAGAGGGAAACCTCTCCTTTTTATTCTAATTGTGAAGTAATGTACTCATATTCCTCTTGGGATATTTTACCGCTTGCTACTCTGTCGAGTAATTCTTCTTTGGTTACTCTGTCGCTCTCATATAGCCTTTTAAGGCTTTCAACTAATATTCTCATATTAAAGTACCCCCTCATCCATTAACTGCCTTGTATAATTGTCTATTGCTTCCTCATCAGAGTGCTCGTTAATCTCTTTTACCTGTTCCATAGCAATAAGATACTGTGAGTATTCGTCCTGTGTCAGCTCGCGCTCCTCGTACTCCCAGTGCTTAGGCTTGTAAGTAAAATCGTCCTCACTCCCTGTTGCTTCAACCGATTTAATGTTTTTTCGCTGATAAACGATATTCGGAGAAGATGTTGTGTCAATGTCAAGCGGTTTGTCCGATTGCATACTTTCTACGAGCTTGTATTCTGTCATATTCAATGCACCTTGCCTTTCTGTCTACTGTTGAAATTTTGTGTTTTAGTTTTCCGAAATCTATAAATGGTTTGATATGTTCCCTGTAATAATCGTACATATCACAATTTTTAATCCACGCAAGAGCGGAAATCATTTGTTTTGAGTCAAATATCGTAACCTTTGTTTTTTGCCATATTCTAACTGCCTTAGCTCTTATTTTCTTAAGGATTGTTTTTCTTAAGGTAATTCTATTTCTATAGAATTTATATCCCATGAAATCAAGCGGTCTGCCGTATGTTGTGGGCTTTCCATTCTTGCCGACATATGGATTGTGGGGCAAATAATGAAAACGAAATATCTGCCAGTTTGTTTTGACTGTCAAGCCTAATTCAGCAAGACTTTTATCAATCACGGCTTTTACCTTGCGCAATTTCTTTTTGCTTGCACAAAATATAGCCATATCGTCAACATAACGTGCATATTTCAGTTCAATGCCAAGCGATTTAATTTTATGGTCAAGTTCACTTAAATACCAGTTAGCAAGCCATACAGAGGTATAAAAACCAAGCGGTAAGCCATTTGACACGCAATGTATAACATTTTCAACAATCCGCATGAATTTAAAATCTTTGATTTTAGATTTAAGCTTTTCAATTAATTTACCCTGTGGAACACTGGCGTAAAATTGCTTCACATCAAGTTTATAGCAATACTTAATATTTTTACCACCCTGTTTTATCCACTTGCATATGCACTTCTTACCATACGCACCGCCACGATTAGGAACCGAACCGTAACTATGCTCATACATTCCCTTGTTAAACATGGGTTTAAGCACGTTCACTATCATGTGATGTACTATTGACTCCATAACTGTCGGTATTACTATCTTACGTTTCTTTCGTGATATTCCGTCATATATTTCTTTGGGTTTATGCTCAAAAGGTGTGAAGTTAATCGCATATTCTCTAATTTTAGGTATGTATGTATCAAGGTCTGCTAAAATTTTCCTAACCTTATTTCTTCTCTTTTTACCCTTAGAGAAATTTTGAATTGCAAGTTTTATATTTTCGTCCGAAATAAATTCAGCATATAGATTTCTGTATGTTTTCATACGTATTCTCTTCCTATCCTCTCTACCACGTTCGACCATTTCCTACTACTAGCAGTAGCTTGCATCGAGTTAATTTTTACCAAGGGGTACGGAATTTAGTCTGCATTCATTTTATCCCATGAATGATAGGTACAGAAGCCCCGATGTTCCACCTCGCGTTACCAGCCTCGTTGTTCAAGTTCACGTAAAACGCGCCGCAATGACGGCCGTTGTTCAGGTTGCCACCAAAAAGAGCAAAGGCGCAAACTAAATCCCTTATATAAAATTAACTACACACGTTTATAGTTACAAATTTTCTTAGGAGAAACGTGGTTTCTCCCTTTCTGCTTAGGCAGAAATTCCCTCTTCCCTGTTGCAAGTTATTTGTAGGAAAGAGAAGCCCCGATGGCCCACCTCGCGTGACCAGCCACGTTGTTCAAGTCCACGAAAAACGCGCCGCAAAGACGGCCGGCGGACAGGGCGCCACCAAAAAGAGCAAAGGCTATAATTGCAATGTTAAACCAACAACCATCAGGATAATAGGTCGATGATGAGCCTGTAATTGATGTTGGAAACATGCCTAATGCCGTATATAGCATATCTTTGATATATCCACCACTTGTACCACTAGGAGTTGAATTAGGTATCTCAATATATCCTGTTCCGTCAGTGTTGTAGTTGGTTGCACTACTTCCGTCTTTTACGGATGGGGATAATTTAACCTTTGCTATACCATTGGCAAGAATAAGTCCGGCTGTTCTTCGCCACTGATTGCCATAATAATTCTCCATACCAAAGACTTTGACTCCGGCTTTTCCGGTATTTTCGCCCCAAAATAAGCCTTTGTCATTCATTGTGCCGGTCTTAAGAAATAAGTTTTCATCACTGGCATTTTCACTCATGCCTCGCCCGAATACGTCTTGCGTATCGGTAGATTTTCCCATAATGATAAGCAAAATATTAATCAAGAGTCTATCAACGTACTGCTCGATTTCATAGCCTGTACCATTGGCTCTTGCATATGTCATTTCTTGGCTGGCTGTTTTCGATTTAATAACTGTTTGACCACTTATTGAACGCAGCTTATTGTTGCTGTCAAGTGAGCCGTTATAAATTGGTGTATAAAAATGAGATTTTTCATTGCCGTTAATGTCAATGAAATTCAGATTTTTAAAATCTTTATCAGCTTGATAGTTAGCAACATAAAGGCTTGCACTGTTTGGATTGCCTTTGTCGGGTGCAATTTTCCACCATATAATGTCTGTGCCATTGCCCCATTCCATCATAGCATTTCCATCGTAATCAATGTTTGCTATATCCGACGCACTGCCGTCTACTTTTTTAGTCAAGTCGTTCTCGTTGAGGTAATAGTCAACCTGTCCATTCGTTTTAAGCATACATGGCTTTGGCATGAAAAAGGCATTCGCCCATGAGCCATAATCAAAAGTTCCACTTGTAAAATTCATAGCTGCCGGAGTCATGCCTACTGTGTCTGCTAAATATCTGACTCTTGTTTTTGGGTTACTATCCGCACTGTTAATGTGAACACCATAAATAACTCTTCCCTCGCTTAATTTAGTGCCAAGGGCTTTAATACTCTCAACAATCGCTTGCCCTGTTGTATCTGATATAATGTCTATTCCGCTCATATTAGTCCTCCTTACTTACATTGAGTAATCCAGCACTTGTCACAGAAAAAGTAATGCCTCTTCCGTTTGCTTTCTGCTCGACAAGCCCGGCTTGTTGTTCCGCTCTTTGCGCAGCTTCATTTGCAGCCTTTGTAGCTGCGTTTGCTTGACTTACCGCCGTATCAATCTTTCCCGAAGTTTGGGCGACCTCGTTTGCTTTTTGCGAAGCAGTTTGCGCTGATTTTTGAGCCTGTGAAGCAGAATTGCTTGCTGAGGTAGCTTTTTCTGTCGCAGTCTGCGCTGATTTTTGAGCCTGTGATACGGATTGAGCCATACCGTCAAGATAGCTCTGAATAAGTCTTTGAATTTCAGTGTCAAAATCCTCAACAGTTCCCATCCGCTTAACTATTCCGGGTGCGAAACACATCCATATCTGCTGTTTTTTCGTGTCGGAGTCGGTCGATACCGCCCATTCTCCAGCTTTCATTTTTAAGGGGTCAAACTCCGCGTATGCCCCTCGTCTCATTTGAATTGCCATAAGCTACACCTCGCTTTCGTTAATTATCTCCATTTGCCTAAAACGTGAAGTTGTAAATACAATTGTTTGTTTGTTTCTGCAGCAGCCGAGTTTATACAAAACCGCAACTCATTACTGCTCCATCTTGTAAAAAAAATAGAATACAACCCGCCGGTGCTACAAAACACAGTACCTGTAGTATGTAAGATACTTTTTATTCCGTCTGGCATATATACGCTTCCATAAGTATAATACAGACTACCATATTTAGAGCCAAACGAGACAGTCGCGGGAAAACTTCCCCACATTTCTATATATCCATCTGTCCACTGTCTCCAGTACCAGCCGTTTTCATTGGTAAATGTTTTTGAGCCAAAAACTGTTTCAACTCCATTAAGAGTCAAATTGTTTGCAGTAATATCAACATTAGTTCCGCTTATATTAACCGTTTCACCGTTTATGCTTGCAAAGCCACCACCACAGCCCACTCCGCTTGAATGCCCACCGACGCTTGAAAAAAGGTTTGCTCCCTCCGGGGTTACCGTAAGATTATTGTCAACATTATTTCCACTATAATTTCCACTTATTTTTGTTCCTGTTTCCGCGTCTTGCGCCCAAAAACTTTGATTAAGCCCTGTAGACGGATTGACGACATCTACATTAAATGCTTTTGTAAATTCGCCATATGCACCGACTATCTTAGGCGATACAACATAATCACTTCCTATTTGTGTATAGCCGATATTCTTTTTAAGAGCGTCAAGTTCATCTTTCGTACTTTTTACTGCGTTGTTTGCTATTTCTCCAACTTGGTCAGCATTCTGATACCCTTTATCTTCAACCGCGCTCATAGTGGTGTAGTTCTTTTTCTCAACCGCGCTCATAGTGGTGTAACTGCTATCATTTTGCAACTGACTATTCTTTGTAGGAATTTGACTTGTATTTGCGTAGTTACTGTCATTTTGTAATTGACTATTCTTAGTTGGTATCTGTGCCGTTGTAGCGTAGTTACTGTCGTTTGTTAAATCGCTTGTTTTGCTTGGTATGCTTGGGTGATTGGAGATATTATTCCATGATATATTAACTCCGTCAGCAAGCGTAATGCCCTTGTTGTCAAGTGTAATCAGAATTTTTCCGTTTGCGTCTTTGACATACTGCTTGCCGTTTACGTTATTCTCACCGCCTAAAGTGAGTGTACCGCCATGCGCCCAATCAAAATTAATGCCGATGGCCGACATAATATTGAAAATAGCGTTTCCGTCTTTATCAACTCCGGCATTCCACGTTTTACCATAATCGCTTGATACAGCCATGCCATTAGCTGTCATTTTCCACTGTATATTGCTTGAATTAAGGTCAGCTTTATTGTGCATAATGTAAATAATTGAGCCATCCTCTTGCACCTGTTCAGTCTTAAAAAGCCCAAGTGATTGAGACATTAACTGTGTCAGCAATTGCATTTGCTTGTCATATACGCTTAATTGTGCCTGTGCAACTTTCCTGGCTTGCACGATAACCTTTGTCTCATTACTAAATTTATCAGCACTATTTCTTGAAGCATTTTCAGCGTCACACGAAATTTTTGTGCCACTTCCAACTGTAAACGTTCGGTTGGAAATAAAACAGCTATAGGTATTCTGCTTGCGGTCTGTCACAAGCGCCACATCTCCGCTCTCAATCAGTGGGTTTGACAAAAGTGTAGCATCAAGAGGTCTGAACCTCATGCCACCGATTTTTTTAAAGATATAATTTGCAACTGTCTGTGCCTTGTCTGCCGAAATAAACGGATTATCAGAGATTGAAACTACATATCCCTCTTTTCCGGCAAGTGCATTAACATCTTTTGCCTTGTCCTCTTTTGAGGTTACAGTTACCTTTACCCCGGTGATAACAACATCATCGGTCGCAACATTCAAGTCTTTTTGCGTGTAAATATTGTGGTAACTTCTTGCTTCTGTAAATGTTCCACCATCAACGCTATCTCCACTTGAATAGTCGGTGAAATTTCCGCCATTCAGTGTATCTCCGTCAGAGTATGGTGTAGTTTTTGTGCTAAAAGTTCCGCCATCGTAACCTTGGCTGTCAAATTGGCTCATATCATACCAACCGATAAGCAATTCACCATCGTGACCGCACTTGCCCCATAATCCGCTTAACTGTAAGATGTAAGCTATCACCTGTCCATATGTGAGTTTTTGATTGTCACTTGGTATCTCGTTAATCGTGTAGTCAGAGTTATCGAATCTCGCCATAGTAAAAGGTACATCACACTTAATACAAGCGTCTCTGACTACCTCATATGCTGTCGTAGGGTAGCTTAAATTGCTATCGTACTCGCGATTGAAATTATTAATATTGTCAAGGCAAGTAAGCGTTATGAGTGAGCCATCATAGCTTGTTTCGCTGACTCTATACTCACCGATTTTTAGCTTTTCGGTTGTGCCGTCAGAAAAACTTTTTGAAACATATGCTGTTACGCTTGCCTTGTCAAAATCATACTTGCTGTAATCCTCGTAAATGTTATTCAGCTTAATTTTCAGTTTTCCAGCAATCAAAGCCCCGATTGTGAAAGTGCCATTGCTTGATGTTGAATCATTAACTTCGAAGCCATTCGCCCACAACTCACTATCACTAACAGGAATTTTTTCACCGCTTGCCGTAACTATGTCAGCAAAGCAATTTACGTTTATATCATTATCGAGCATTACTGCCCTTTGCCATTTAGCCGATACGTTAAGCATTAAATCACCGCCTTATACTTCTATGAGGTCGAAACTCAATGTCTCATACCTCTTATTGTTAATAGTCCATATCTTGATAGGCGCGCTTCTGTCACCCACATAGAATGTGCGTGTTTCATCAGTGCCACTCATAGCGTCAGGATATGTCACTCTGATATATTCGGGGTTTACCATTTGAAGTATCTTTGCCGTCCTAGCCGTGTCTGTACCACTCCATGACAATTTAAGCTGTCGTTTCTGCGCTATTCTGTTTTTATGCATTTGAGCGTCCTGTGTTCGTCCACTGTCGCTTGCAGACACATCAATCATGCCCCATTCAAAAGTTGACGGAGTAGGTAATTCTACTCCGTCTACTAACATCATTGCCATATTGTTACCTCGTAAAAAGACACCCACGCAAGGGTGAGTGTCTTAGCCAAATTCATTTGCTACAATATATCGTTGTCCGTGTTTTGCTTTGCCTACCTGTGTCATGCGATAGAGGGTTTCGCTGTCGCACTTAAACACGTTTTCAATGATAGGTGCAGAATTTCCACCGGCATTAGAGTTCATCATTACTTGCGCCATGCCCTCCATGACAGCCTGTTTAATTCCCTCTGTGATTTGTTGGTTATTCGCTACGGCTGTTTTACCATTTGAGAATTTACCGACTATTTCCCCTCGGTTCATGTAGAACGGGCCCTCTTCCGGGAAACCACCACTAGCAAAATGTGGTGCCCTGTCGAGTAGTGACTGATACCCCATGTATTTTGTGCCTGTGGTAATATTGAATCTTTTATTGTTGTACTTAAACAAATCATCCAATGAGCGTACAATGCCATCTATTGAGCTTTTAACACTGCTAAATCCCCAGCTACTTATTCCAACGCTGTAACTTTGATTTGCGTACCACTTAAACGTGCCTAAACTTCCGTTCGTGTTATCGACTTTTCCTTTAAGTCCATTAAAACTACCACCCGTCCAGCCGAGATAAGTGCTTGCATTACTTGCCATTGTTGAGAACGAGTTTGATGTTCCTCTCCTCATATTTTCTGCAGCGTCTTGAAATAATCCCATGTTGAATTTAGTGTTACCCAATGAGCCGTTAACTCCACTTAATGAATTGTAGAGATTTGATGATAACGCTGAGAAAGAACCACTTGTGCTAAGTGTTGCTCCACTTGCCTTGCTACTCATGCTGTCCATCTTACCCTTGGTTCCGTCAATTGAAGTGTTGACTCCGCTTAAATAGCCACTCACTCCGGCATTTAAGTTTGAAAAAGATGTTTTAGAATTAGAGCTAGTTGTACTCGCTTTTCTTTCCATGCTGTCCATCTTACTTTTAGTACCATCAAGTGAAGTGTTGATATTTCCTAAATACCCACTTACACCGGCACTTAAGTTTTTGTAGCTATCATCAATTTTGCTCGCACTCTTTCCTACTTCTTTTGCGGTATCGTCGACTCCTTTGACTGTTTTCTTTTTAAATTTTGGTATTTCAACACCGGGTATCTTGTTAAGCAATCCTATAATGTCATTAATAATCCCAACAAAGCCGTTGTAAAGCCGTGGCCCTAATACGTTTTGTAAATCATCGACATTTAAAGACATATTCTTTTTAAATGTTTTCCAGCCTTTTTTGAAATAATTTCCCAAGTCTTTGAAAAAATCATCTACGCTTTTTTCAGCGTCTTTGATTTTCCACTTTATTTCCTTGATTCTCCACTCGAGAGGAGTGACAAGTTTAATCTTTTTTCCGTCAAAGCCTGTGACTTCGTTGCTTATTCCCATTCCGGATTCCGGGCTCTTGAACCACTCTTTGAGTTTATCAATCCACCCTTTCATATGCGCCAGCACGTAATTAATGCCCGACACGATAACCAGTACCTCAACTCCCCTTAGTGCAAGTTCTGTTTTTGACAAGCCTTTAGCTGTTGCATACTTTTTCCATTCAGATGTAATAAGAGTTTTGGTTATCTCTTTGAGTCCGTGTTTCCATGTAAACGCGCCAATAAGAATAGTAAAAGTGTCAATATCAAGTTCTCCGATAAATTCTGAAATACCCTTAAATGCGTCTTTCCAATCAATATTGACTAGCGCATGAATTAAAGTATCTCGTATGCCGTGAACAATGTTATTGACCGTTTTTCCAAGTTCTTGCCAACCTGTCAGCCCTGTAACGTCACTTACTCTTGACATTTCATGTAATGCGCCATTTATAAATGAAGCAAAACTGTCTCCAAGGTTTCCCCAATCAAACGTTGACGTAAACGAAAAAGCAGAGATTATGGCAGTTCTTATTGAACCGGCTATTGTCTTTCCGAGTGCCGTAAATAATTTTGGACTTATTAAGCCGTTAAGGAAGTCTGCAAGACCTTTTCCAAAGTTCGATGCGCTCTGATACACGTTATCCCAATTAATAGAATTAAGGGAGTCGGCTATTGTGTCACCGATGTACTTTCCAAGTGAGTATAAATCCTTGATTGATGATTTGTATTTTTCGAGCAATCCATCAGTCTTTTTCAGCGAACTGTCAACACCACCGCCAGCTCCACCGCCACCGGAACCGCCACTGCCCGAACCACCACCACTGCCACTATCGCTGTTATCGTCAAGTGCGTGTATCTCGTCTATACTAAGTAGTGTCTTTTTCAGTTTTTGTGCTTTCTTGTTGGAACTATCAGCGTTATCACCAATATCGCCTACTCCGTCAGCTATGTCCTCCATGCCATCAACTGTAGCACCGCCACCGCTTATCTCGATAGTCCATCCGAAGATTGCTCCGAGTGCGTCAGCCACAGTTCTTGTGAAGCTAATAACCTTGAGCATTACTTTACTTAAGGCTTGAACAAACGGCTTTAGAGCATTTATTATTACGCTACCTATGATACTTCCCCATGCTTGGAACTCTTGCTTAAGGACTCTTACACTGTTAGCCCAGGTATTTGCGGTCTTGGCAAAATCACCCTGTGCAGCTTGCGTATTAGCCATGACATAGTTGTACCTTAAGAGTACCTTTTCGGCTTGCGTCATGGATTTAATATTTGCGTCAAGACCGTTTTTCATAGCCCACTCCGAAAGTGTGGCTTGTGTTAAATCGAGTCCGTATCTTCTTAATGGTGCAATTGTTCCCGAAAAAATAGATTGTAAGCTCTTTGCAACATCGGCTTGGTCTACATCGTAGAATGAAGCCATATCACCGGCTAACCTTGTAAGATTAAGCGACATATCAGCCATACTGTCTGTGGTCTTGTATAGCGTGTTATTTTGGCTCATAAGAGCTTTATTTGCCACTGCCGTACCATTTGCCACTTGTTCTGATGAAATACCTATAGAGGTACCTAACGCTTGGAAACGGCTTGATATTTGCTTAACTGTCAGCTCCGACATTCCAAAATCTTGAATTGATGTTTTTGTGAAGTCATCAACCTTGCTTGCCATATCGCCAAACGTGGTATCTACTACGTTTTGAACCTCTGTTAATTGGCTTGCTAAATCAACTGCACCGCCTATTTTTCCTACAGCTCGCATAACCAACCAATAAGTTGCGTAAAACTTACCGATAGTTGAAGCTAAGCCCCTAAATCCGCTCCTTGTACTCTTAATTGACTTAGTTGTGTTTGAAAAGCCTGTTACAAGTGACCTACTAGCCGAACCGACTTTTGAGCCTTGTTGCGACAGATTAGCAAGTGCGTTAGTCATTTGAATAATGTTGTTGCTGACTCTCGGTGCGTTAGATAATGTTGTCATTACCTCTTTTAAGGCGCTACCAAGGTTTCTGATGTTATCCGCAGCATAACCGGCTGATTTTGAACCGAGCTTCGAGATTGAAGCTGTTAATTGTGTAATCTCTGCTGATTGCTTTGAGATATTCGCAAAACCCGACAATTCTGTTGCCATGCTCTTTAAGGCACTTGCCGAGCTAACAAGTCTTGCAGTATCAAGGTTTCCAAGCTTTTCCATATTAGTCGCAATCTTGCTAAAGGTACGTGTGTCAATACTGCTCACGCTTCTAAGTGATGTTGCGAGCTGTGACATTCCACTCGCAAAATTGCTTATGCTTGCACCATTGAGGGAATTGAGAGCACTTCCAAGCCCTTGCAACTTACTTTGTAAATTGCTTATGACTTTTGTCGCTTGTTGCGCGTCCGACTTGATTTGAAGCTCAATGCTCTCTGCCATTTTTTCACCTCCCTGTAATAAAAAAGAGCTACCCTAAAGTAGCTCTCATGTATTTAGTCTTTGAGCAGATAGTATGTTGTAATCAATCCAACATATCCATCTTGCTTAAGACCTCTATTCTTTTGAAATACCATGACACATTTTGTGAGGTAGTCGCTCCACTCTTTGTAACCAGTATCAAGTTTGTAAAAATGATACTTGTCATGCAGAGTTCTTCTTAACCACTTAATGGCTGTCGGGCAGTTATGCCTCTGACCGCTCCACAAATTGTGATTTTTAGCAAATCTCTGTGAATTGGCTCCAAACTTGCCATCTTCTTTCAGTGCATCAGCTCCTTTGAGGTCGAAGCCTACATTCATAGCGTGCTGCCATTTTCTTACATTATCATTGTCGAGGTAATATTCCTCATCGCCTTTCCAAGCGTTATTCTTTACCGGAGTTACCGTTGGTGCCGGATTATTCTCTATTCCGTCACCCTTGTCAAGCTCAATATAGAGTAAGTTAGCGTCAGTGCTGTTATTCAGACCGCTACAAGTAAATGCACTAGAATACTGCCAGCCATACAGAGGATGTTGAATAACAGGCTTCTTAGCGCTGTTAGGCTCATCACCGATAGACATTCCTTTAGTTGACGGATAACGTGCTATCCAAAACGGACAATTAATCTGACTTGCGTATGGTGCAATGTACTGATTGTAAAAGCTAAGTCCTGTGTATACACCAAAGTTAAGACCGGCACTCTTAATAACACTCTGATATGCGTTAATTATGTCAATAAATGTCTGTCCGAGTCCTTGTTGGCATTTATCTTCAACATCTAACCAAACAAAGGTTTTCCGTCCGTTAAGTGTCTGAATGACCTTATTTGCGTCTGTCTTTGCTTTCTCTACTGTTGTAGCGTATGAGTAGTTGTAAACGCCTTGTATTGGCATTCCTACATCAGTACAGCCTTTCCAGTTTGCTTCAAAAGTCTTGTCCGGGTTCAGGTCTTTGCGGATTATTTTTAGGATTGCAAATTGCACTCCGGCCCACTTAACCTTACTCCAATCAATATTTCCTTGATATGACGATACGTCAATTCCTTTATATGCCATATTTTCACCTCATTAATCAGGACTTTCAGGCAATCCTGACTGTCTTAATGCGTTAATTCGTTGCTTCATCTCGTAAACGGCAATTTCCTCATTAGACTCTTTGTATTTAGGCTCGTTATCTTTTGAGTATTGCTCATTTAACGACTTCTCAATGTATTTTGCTCTTGCCTTGTTGCCATTCAAGGCCCTGTCAATAGCTGTAAGAGTTGCGCTCAATCCGTATGTGCCCCACCAAGCCCACATGTTGGAGTCGGCTTCTTTTTGCTCAAGCATATAAGCCTTTGAATAAGGCTCTAAATCAGCCGGACAAGACATATCTATGTCCTCAACGCTAAATCCATAGCCTTTAGTTGCTAAAAGCCAATATGGGCGGATTTCGTTACAATACACTTCCCATGTAAGCTCTTTTACTTCTTGATTGGTTTCTTCTTGGCTGTCTGCACCTCTTTCGCCAACATCTTGGATAAAAAACTGTTTTTCTCCATTTCAGCCGACAAGTCATTATAGAGTGATTGTAAATCTCCACCCTCTTCATTCTCCGGGTCAAGGTAATCGTCAAGTAAATCGTATACCTTTACGAGCTGTTTCTCTTTTGCTTCTTTATTGTCAAAATCAAAGCCAAATTCGTCAGCGTGGAATTTCTGTAAGCCTACAAGCAAAAACTCCGGTAAAAACTCAAGCATGTTGTCAATAACTTCAAGCCCCTCACCCTGTTGCTCCATCCCTACGAGTCTTGGGATAATTTTATTCTTAACTACCGGTGCATATCCGAATTTAACTGTGTATTCTTTTCCATTTAATTTAATTTTCATTTTATCTTTCCCTTTCTCCCTAATTTATATAGGGAAAGAGGCAGTTTTAACACTGCCTCAATTACCTTGCTATATTGTATCTTCAAGTTCGCTGTCAGCCGTGCTATCATCATAGCCAACCGCTACGGCTTTTTCCGATTGGCTCACCCTTTTTTTGTGAGTGTGATTGCTGTTGGATAGCCTTGGTCGTCCTCTGTTACCGCAACCTCGTAGTTATCCTCAATCCACTTAGGTACTGTCTGTACTGATACAGTCGCAGTTCCTGTTAAGTGGTCATCAGAAGCCTCGCCTGGGGCGAATGACTCCTGACCGATAAAAGCGCAGATACCCTCTGAGCCTTTTCCGTCTGTACCATAGAGAATGATGAAGTCAAGTTTCTTGCCCTCGTTAGTTACCATCTCATCCTTGTACTTTTTCTCAAAAGCTCCCTCAACTTCCATAGAGCCGGCTGAACGTCTGCCCATTTCCTGTGTCTCTACTAAGTCCTCAAGAGTTGAAGTATCTACCATGTTCTGCGAACCGAATGGTGAGGGAATTGTTTTAGCTCTAATTAAGAGCTTGTAAGTTCCAGCCCAGTAATCGCCACTTGTAACGGATGAGCTTGGTGTCTTGTAAGCAATTCTACTTTTTAATCCTGTTGCCATTTGTATTACCTCCTAATTTTTCATAAAAAAATAAGAGCCAAAAAGCTCTTATAATCTATCATTCCAGTCGAATGACCGCCTAGCACGTAATGTTGCAGTCCATAATTTGCCGTTTTTTCTAACGAATGGGGCCGGTTTCAGTGCGAATGACATAGCTTTGTATTCATCAGCCACTGTCTGCGCCACATTCAAAGCTTCTGAACGGCTTTTATTCGTTGTAACAGTCACTTGTGCTGTAAATAACACTGTATTTATTCTTTCGCACTCTAAATCCTCATTCTGCTCAATAGGTTCGAGTGCTTGAACTAGCACTGTCGGGAAACTAGCCGCTGCGCTGTCCGACTGTTCCTCTTGCGTGAATTTTAGCTTGGGATATTTAGTTTTCAATTTTTTCTCACATCGGGTTTTAATAATCGCATATGTGAGATTTTCAAGGTCATAAACCCATTGATTTTGGCTTGCCACTTTATCACCTCAACTAAAAATTTTTCCGTGCTGTTTTCATAATTTCATTTTCCATTTTTAAAAATGCGTGATACATCGGCATCGTAGGTGTAATGCCGTATGAATGATGTAATTCTCCGCTTTCGTCTCTCCAATACCAACCCTCGCTGTCAAATGCGTGTGTCTGCCCCGGGAAAGTCCCTTGGCCGCCCCTTGCGTCATTGAAGTGTGGCTTAGCTCTCCAGCCCGAGCCGTATTCAGCCATGAGCAAAGGCGATACATCAACTGTTTTGAGTCCATCGGCCGTCTGCCATGTGCTTTGTATCTGCCCTGTTTCGGTAGCAAGCACAATAGCCGTACAGCCGTCTGTTGTATCTTTAATTTCGTAACTAAACGTGATATAGTGTCCGAAATTGCCTGTATTTGCTTGTGCTACAGCAATGCCATTACTAGCAAGCTCTCCGACAAATGCTATGCACTTGTCTTGTAAGCGGTCTTTATATCTTTCGAGCTTATCTATCGCATCTTGTATAGATTTTTCTGTCAGGGAAACGTCAATCTTCATAATTACACTTCTTTCACAACTGCTTTGAGCATGTATTTAACTGAATAGAGAGAGGGTTTTACTCCCACTATTGTAAAGTCTGCGGAAGTTGAATCAACTAATCCGTTTTCGCCCTTTGTGGGCTCGCCATCAAGCCAAATAACGTCACCTTTTTTAAAAGGGTATTCTCCTCTGTCTGTCAGCAAAACAGCGTCAAAATCAGCCGTATTAAAGCCATATTCCTTGTTCTGTGCTTCTCCTCCGTCAAACGATATATTCGCCCGAAAATCAACTGACTCCGAAAAGCCTGTTTCCTCGTGTGTGTAATATATTTTCTCTCCGTCCTCTGTTTCGTAAAACTTTAGATTTCCGTCCTCGTCTTTTTCATAGACTGTGATAGTTTGACCTTGAAGCGCGTATTTCATGGCCTGTTTATTAATGTCAAGCATTTTTCTTTATCTGCTTGTAAATCTGATTAACACCGGTACTTGCCATGCCCGACACAATGCCAACTGCTATTGCATCAAGAATGTTGTCTGCCGGATAACCGGGAATTACAAACATTCCAACAATACCGAGTACTCCACCGGCTACACCTACGATAATAGGAATAACATTATCTTTAACCTGTGGTATCTGCTTTGAAGCATATCCGATTAAATAAGTAATTACCATAATAGCAACTACTGTAGGTACTTGTGTAAAGTCCATCAGTTTTTTCCTCCTTTACCTAAATGGATTTCCTCAATCTCATTTTTCATTTTTGTTACCATGCCATTACCACCGAGCGCGTGGTATGCGTCATACATCTCGCAAAAATTCTGATACGCATATGAGGGTATTTCGCCAAGCTTCATGTACTTATCGTGGTATTCGATAAGCTGTACTCGTAAAAGTAACATTGTACCTTTTCCGTTTGCTTGTCGTAGCTTCTTTTCCTCTTCAATGCGCTCATTTCTTTCTTTTGTGTCTATTGCTTTTTGCTTTTTCTGTTCTTGTAAAAGCCAAACAATATAGCCCAAAAGTGCCGTCAGAACAATTGGCAAGGCAATAATGTATGTCTGATAGATTAAAGTTTTCATCTTACAGCCTTTCATCTTTGGTAATTGGCACACCGCCCACCACCACTTAATGTGTACCGCCTGCTACCACTTTACCGACATCAGTAAAATGGTAACGCTCAATCTTCTTTTGCTATAGCACTTTGACAAAAGGGAAAACTCCGACAAACAGTTTATCTCTGTCTTTCCATGTACGGCTCACTCCGCCCTCACTCAATGCGCTCATGTAGTTCTCACCGGCTTGTGAATGGTCGTAGACAGCAAGATTGATAACGACATTCTCAAACTGCTTTAAATCGGCAGTTATATCATTATCAGTGAAAGTGTCCGGATAACACCTTTTTGCTTTTACATCTTCCGTGGCTTGCTTAATGAGCTGTTCAATGAGTGGGTTATCTTCCTTGTTGTCGAACACTACCACATCAGATGTTGTTTCATCATCATTCGTGACTGTATCAATATGAAATTGTTTAAGTCTGATTTTTACTTGTTCTAATGTGGTGTATTCCATGCCAAGCTCCTTATAATCCAAACTTTTCAATTAACATTTTCTTCAAGTCACCGCCATTTATTTCTGTGGCATTTTCGATACCATTTTCGCTCGCAAGCTTCTTTAGGTCGGCTGTTGACATTCTGTTAATTTCTGTTTTTGTGTATGGTGTTTCAGGTGGGTTCATAAAATCAGAAGGCACCGAATTGCTATTGCTTTCCGGTACCTCGTCTCCGACTTTATACCACACTCCATCATGCTTTATAGAGTGCGTTGCTATCATAAGCCTTAATCCTCCTTAACTTTGAGAACCATAACGCTATCCATACCCTCGAATGTAGGTAATCCAATCATAGATACAATACAGTGAGTATTGATAGGATGATTTGTAGCATATGTGTATACAGATACACCTGTCTCAACAAGTGAGAGGTTTCCGTCTGTGATACTTCCACTTCTTTCCTCTGGAGTCTTACCAAATGTGTAATCGCCAAGGAATACTCCGGCAGACTGCGCAGATACAATGCCTGTTGGTACAAAGTACTGTGTCTGTCCTGTCTCATCAACATAGAGCTTATCGTATACTTCAATCTCGATACCATATCCTCTAAGGTATTCAGTAACCTGTCCTTGCTGTAATCTGATACCGCCATTGTAAGCAGTGATACCGAGTACCTGTTTCTTTGTGTCCTCTGCCTTAAGCACCATTTCCCAAGTCGCTGTATTCATGGTAAAACGTGTAAGTGAGTAGCCTGTAGCCTTTGCAAAGTCTCTACGAGCTGTGATAAGGTCATCAAGCGGTGCACATGTGGTAGGCTTATCCCATGCACTTGTGCCGGTAATTGACTTAAAGTGCTTTTCCTTATGCTCTGCACCATTGTCGGCTGTGTAATCAACGACATAGTTCTTATCGCCAAGTACAACCTTTACCTTTGGTACACCATCTGTAGGTGCAAGTAACTGCCAAATCTGTCTCTCCGGTACAACTAATGCACCCTCAATTAACATCATTGGTTTCTTTGAGATTTCACGTAATACGTTATTGGCAAGGCTAGAGTTTTCAGAAGTTCTGTAATTGTCATACTCCTGTTCCTCTTTCTCTGTTACCATATATCCCTCACGATAAAATGGCATAGAGTTCTGAATGTCAGAGAAGCCTCCAACATCTCTTAACTCTGCCTGTGCATCAAAGTTTGAAGCTTTGAGTGATACCGGCAGTCCGTTCTTACCCTTAATAAATCTAAGGTCGAGTGAGTCCTGTTTACGTGTTCCAAATTTTTGTCTGCCAAGATAAGGGGCAGTTCCTAATGTCTTCTGATAATTGTTCCACATTACACCGAGGCTTCTCGCTGTAAATGCTTCTGCTAATGGTAATGCCATGTTCTTCTACCTCCTTTTAAACCTGACTTGCTACAATCTTTGGCGCACCATAGAAAGTAACTCTAGGTGTTGCAGTTCTAGCTTCATCTGCGATTGAAAGAGACTTAACTTTCTCCCAATCAATAGTTCCCTGATATACATATGTTCCAGGTGCGTCACCCATTGTTACATCTACATCGTGTAACAGATAGCCCTTGCACTCTGCGTCATTGCTTGGGAATGGTGTACCGGCCGGCACAATCTTCATTCCGTTTCCATCTGCGCTTGTTACCATAGTCTGTGGTACAAGGCATGCTGCACCCTCATAAGGGAAAAATTTTAAAATTCCTTTACCCTGTGTAAAGTCTCTTACGATTGGCTTTCCCATCGTTCTACCTCCTGTTTAAATTACATAGCTGTTTTGACTTTCAGCACTTGCAACTGTACCGAATGAGATTTGTTCTGCATTGGCTACATCTGCTGGCTTTGAGTCGGGTTCATTATTGTTACCGCCATTGTTCGGATTAGGAGTATCTTTGAGTGCATTTTTCTCGTACTCCGCAATCGCATTGGCTTTCATGTCGGAAATAATCTTGCCAAGTGATGTTGTGTCAAAAGAGCCATCCTCTTTTACTACTGTCTTTGCCTGTTCTGCTGTAATTCCAAAATCTGACATAGCCTTCTCACGCAAGTCTCTGACAGCGTTATCTTTCTGTAGCTTGGCTATCTGCTGATTAGCTGTCTCTAAGGCTTTATTCGCCTTTTCGAGTTCAGTCATGTTGCCAGCTTGTAGCTCATCAAGCTGTGTCTGTAGCTCGTCAGCTTTGTCGGCTTTAGCCTTATACTGATTGGCTTTCTCTTTCTCTCTTGCCATTTCCTCACCGCTCTTGTTAAGCAGATTTGTTATCTGCTCATCCGTTGCGTCCGGGAAAAGCTTCAAAACATCATTTCTTGTCATTTCAATTACCTCCGTAACTCACGCTTTTGTTATCGCTGGTCGCACCAGCCGAGTTTTTCTGTTGTTTAACGCACAACTGCAAGTTTTTTGTATAATAAAAAGCAACCTATAAGTTTTCCTTACAAGTTGCTCATTATTTGTAATATTTAAGACTGCATCTACACCCTGCTATTTCTTTTACTTGTGCCCCTAAAGAATGGTCTTTTGGAAACATCATAAGTGAGTTTCCGACTTCAAACGGCTCAAAAATATCAATTCTCTTTCTATCAACTTCTGCATGTGTAGGTCTGACATGTGAATCTTCTTTTGAGCGCCACTCTTTTGTTTTGTAGCCCTGTTTTACCATTTCGGTTTGTAATCTGTAATTGCCGACCGCATTAGCTTCATTCGCAGCTACATTTTTTGCTCGCTTCTCTGAAGTAAAATACTCTACATCCGTATTTTGCGTGGTAGTGTCAACTACTTCATTCACAATGTACCGGGCATAATCCGTAATATATGAGGGTGTTTTCTTCGCCTTACAATACTGTGTGGCAATGCTCTCATATCTGATGATAAATTCTTTGGTGATAGTTGTTATCTCTGTCTCTTCTTTGCCGGATAGCAAGGCAAATAGCATAACAAATATCTTTTCAAATCTTTCGGCAAGGCCTTTTCTATCCTCTTTCTCCTTGTCAGATAAATCCATCTCACCGAAATATGTATCATAATCTATATCCTGTATTTCATTTTTGTTAAGTGTGTGGATTTCATCTGCCATATCAAGCTCCAAAATAAATTGACAGCCAATTATTCATCGGCTGTCTTTCCATTGTTCTTATCATAGTTATTATTGTTAGGTGTAGCTGTTGTCGGCTGTTCTTCCGGGAATAACATTTCCATACGCTTAGCACTTTCAAGAGTGACTTGTTCAGGGTCACTAAACATGTCAATCGTCTTGACGGCTCTCTTGTAATTGATACCGCACCTAAGTAATATTTCAAGCACCTCTGCCTTAACAAGCATGTTGTCTAGCTTATTATGATTAATGTGTATCTCAACATCGCTAGGCATAAGCGTAAAGCCTTTATTAATTCTCAGCCTATTAAGAATAAGCCTAAGTGCCATTCTCTCTGATTTCTTAAGAATAGGCTCATTAATAGCCGTCCTAAGTCCGGCATCATAATGTCCGTTTCGCAGTTCTACGGCCGAGCCGGTGTCACCGCCTGTGTTGCCCTGACGATTTGCAAGACCTTGAATACTCAAAAATCTTTCAAAAAGGTCAGTGAAAACCACTTGTCCCTCTGTCTGATTAAGTTCGCTTGTCATTACATCAACATCGGCCTTGTTGTCTGAGCCGTTGTTAGATTTAACTACCAACGCTCCCTCTTGCCGCATTTTTCTGAACGTATCTATGTCAATCTCGCAATTAACGAATTTCACCCATGCAGACACAAACTGCTCGACACCATTAATTCTGTCCGATGTAAGCACGTTGATAGCGTCTGTGATTGCAATAGTCATTTCAATATCAGATAATCGTCTTGCATTGTTTGGATATTCAATCACCGGAATTGCTCTATTGCCGTTTGTTCCGCTTGCATAAATCTTGTCGTTGCGAATATCAAACCACTCATTGTCGGTGAACACATAATAAATATTTGCTCCGTTCTCATCCTCTCCGATTTGACAAGAGAATGCCGGACGTCCGTTTGAGTAGTATGCTACAAAGGTATACATTGGATTTTCAGACGATAAATAAAAATCACTTTCATCAAGCAACTGTCCTTGTCCGTCATCATTACCGATGAATCTGTAGCCGGTACCGCATATGCTTCTCCAACGATGTATGTCTATATCGCACTCCTGTTTGCTTTCTGAATCCATTGTGATGTTAAGCTGTGTGATTTCCTCTGACTTGTGGTTATCGGTGCCACGCAGCACATATTGGATTGGCTCGGCACACATTTCTGCAGTTTTGCGCTCAACAAGCTCATATGCAAGATTTACAGCAATCTTGTTATTGATTTCCGGGCGATTTACCTTTTGCCGATACAAAATCGGTTGGTCGCCACGATAGTATCTGTCGAGATACTCAATCTCAATAGCGTTTTGCTCGTGAATCACAAGTGCTTTATTCAGTTCTTCGATTATATTGTTTTTTGTGATTTGCCTTTTACGTGTGAAAATAACTTGTCTGCCGTAATTATTGTGGCAAACAGCCGAAAAAGGTCTTACATTTTTATGAGCATATCTATACATCAATAAAACCTCATGCCACTTGCAGAAGTTCTCTGTGGAACCTCTTTTATCTGATATTCTTGCGTACCAGCCCAAAACCATATCCATTTACGGCAGTGCGTACACATTACTTTGTGGTGTCTCTTGTCGCTTTTATTTACCCACGTTAGCAATTTTCCGCAACGAGGGCACATTACACTTCGTTTTCCTGTTGGTACAATATTAATATTCTGATTATTCATGTCACCCTCGCTTCACTAAAAATGGCACCCACAATCTGTGAGTGCCATTTTTAAAAGAGATTTTCGCAATGAACGAATTACATTTTTTCATAGTTATATTATAACTGTCAATTTTTTAAGTGTATATATGCAATGATATGCAAAACTATGCACACTACTGCACATTTTCAAGATATTCTTTTCCGTAAAGCCTTTCAAACTCTTGCAAGGCTCTGCCGTGGATTGTAAATATTTTTCTTATGCTCCAATTTGTAGCCTGGGCAATTTCTTCAAAAGTGTTTTGATTAACATATCTCATTGAGAGTACGTGATAATAGTCAGTATTCTCCATACTATCAATTTGACCGATGATATGATTTCTTTTTCTCATAAATTCATCAACAAGTTTGTCTGTATCTTTTTCCAAGTCCACAATTTTAGTTACTGTACTGCCTAATTTATCTTTGTCAGATGAAACATCAACCGCTTCTTTGTCCGTTGAAACAGTAACGCTACATGCTATTGTCTTAAGCCGGTATATTTCAGACAGCTTGTTTTGTATCATTTTATCTAATCTGCTAATTTGATTTAAGTAAGTTTTTGTATTCATAATTTCGCTCTCCTCATTGCATACTTATAATTAATAAATTCTTCCCAATATATCTTGTCGAACCGAGTGTCTCTAAATCTATTATCAAACTTTCTTTTATCAACTATAAAGTCTAAACCCTCTTTTAATCCCAGTATAATATAATCAGGCACAAACGAAGCCGGTATTCTCACAATCTCATAATCATTGTCAATACAGCTCATTATTTTTCTTTCTCTTAAAAAATCCTTATTTTCATCTGTGTGATATATTTCGCCATCAACTTCAACAATCTTCTTTAAATCCGGTATGAAAAAGTCTACTTTGCACTCGCATATTTTGTAATTCGGATAATATTTAATGTTTTCCTTTTCAAGCTGTATAGCAAAGCAAATTTCATTTACACTATTAAAAACATAGCCCTCAGACATTATTTTTCGTGCAACCTCGCAAGCTTCTTGTTCATAGTCTAAGTCTTTAATTCTTTTTCGTTTTGCCTTTTTCTCTATTTTTTCTTTTGCTTTATCTACATTTGTAAGCTGGTTTAGCAATTTTATTTTTCTATCGCATTCCTCACAAACGTATTTTTGCTTTTTGTTAATTTCGATAGTGGCTCCGCACATAAAACAAGTATTTGTCATTAATAAAGCCCTCCTCTGAACGGATTGTGTACTGCTTCAACCTTTGCTATTCTACTGCCTTGTGTCATTCTTAAGGCAAAGTTTGAAAAAACATCAGGAACATCATCAAGCTGTTTTTTGCCTGTTACTGAATATCGTTTCAGCAGTGATACCATTACTCCATAAGGCTCATTAGGCTTATAAAGTGATTGGTCTTTGAAAATAATATGTTGTAAAATCCAGTTAGAACACTGAAAAATACGTGCTTCCTTATTTGTCTCTGTCGGTACATCAGTGATGTTGCATATCCACCCTTTATTTTCAACTCGCTTATTAACTTCCATAGCCACTCTGTCACCACCGGCATTACGCTCAAACTCACACTCTTGTACCTGATTATTGACTAATGTGTTTGACGCATTTTCATACTGCATTTCATAGTCTGCCGTATTATCACACACGCAATCAACACAGTAATAATCCTCACCATATTTTTGCAGTATCGGCATAACAAAATAGTCTGTGCCTTTTCCTTTTGTATCGCATTGAGCTGTGATAATTTCCGGTTCGCCATGTGGCAGATTGAAGTATCTGCGGATTTTATCATCAGGAAACAATAGGCCCTCACGCTCGATAGGCTCCTGTTTATACAAACATCGGTAAGAGATTTCGTCCATAAGTAATTGTTGGTCGGCAAAAAACTCTTTCGTAAAGCCACCATACTCATAATCAAAATTACTTTCCCCTGTCACCGGGTCTACATCGGGAACTGATATTGTTTTGACTCTTGGATTTCCAATATACATATTTTGAATGCGTCCGATAACATCATGTACACTCCAACGAGTGGCAATATGTATCTCTTTACATGGTTTCCCGTCCGTATCTTGTGTCTTACGTTGTCTTGCGTCTACTGCGTATTTATCCCACAACTTATCAAGTATTGTAGGATTTAAGGCTTCCTCAATTCCGCCTATCATATCATCAACTAACAAAAATTTACTTGCACGGACTTTTCCAGCATTCTTACTTCCTACAGAAGTACATTGTACTGACGGAAAAGGTTTGTATTTGCCAATGTTGAATTGCTCCATTTTGGCATTCGTGCTTGTAACTGATAGATTAGGGAAAATGTCATGCCATGCGTAATCATCATCATTAGTAACAATGTCGTATACACCATCGTAGTACATTCGTGTAATATCGCCACTGTGTGAATAAAATAGGCTGTAGTCTTTTGGAAACCAACCGGCAACTGCCGAATGAAAAAATTTCTCAATCGTACTCTTTCCAGCTCCAGGCACTAGACTCACGCACAATATGTCGTATTTATCATCAATCATGCCTTGTAATGCGTCCACGAGTCCAATTTTGATTAATTGTTTCCTACGTGGCATATAAAATCGGTCTTTAGGCTCACGCTTTTTCTCTATGTACTGAAAATAGCTGTCAACTATTTTGTTTTGGGCTTCAAGTAACAAAACCTCATATTTTTTGTTTATCAGCTCATACGTGGTTTTGTGGTCGAATGCGTATTTTTCCAAATCCCAAATCGTACCACCTGTTTTAGCTGTGCAGAAGTCCTCTATAAGCCCTTTTGCTCTCTTAGTGAGTTGTAGTCCATACTCAATATCTTTCTCGCCATTTATGGCTACACTGCAAGCGTCTACATAGGCATTAATTACTTGCTCGTCTTTTCCTTTATCCTTTATGTAGTTTTCATATCCGTTTACTGTGGAAATAAGGCTTTGACTAGCCATAAGAAAAGCACCTCCACTTTTAAAAAGCAAAGGTGCTTATAGACCTCTGCCTATAACTGTTTTAGGGTAGCGACTACAATCAATCTGTAGCCGGTAATTGTTTTTATTCGTTTGCTTTGAAATTGTAAATCGGTTTTATAATGTCAACTATTTCAACGGTATCTTTTATATTTCCAATTATTTCATCCATTGTTTTATATGCCATAGGGCTTTCATCAATCGTAGATGTATTTACAGATGTTGTAAATATTCCGTCCATTGCTTTTTGATACTCTTCTAGCAAAATGCTTTCTTTTGCCTTTGTTCTGCTCATTGTTCGCCCTGCTCCATGCGGCGCTGAATAATTCCAATCTTCATTTCCCTTGCCAATTCCCAAAATGCAACCGTCACGCATGTTTATTGGTATCAGTACCTTTTCCCCCATTTTTGCAGAAATAGCACCTTTACGGACAATATTTGTATCGTGTTCAATGTAGTTGTGAATCGTTTGAAATCGTTCAGTTTCTTTTGTAACTTCCCACCCCATATAGTAACAAATAATGCTCTGAATGGCTCTTCTATTAATTTCCGCAAACTCTTGACATAATTTCATATCGTGCAAATACATTTCTCTATGTTTTCCAACAAGATATGATAACTCTCTAGGGATTTTAGTTGTATTTGCTTCGTAGGACTGCTTTAATTCTTTGATAGTCTTGCTGATTTCTCTTTCTCTTTTACATTTTTTGTATTCAGAAATCAATTTCTCACTATCTTGTTTGAAATTCGATTTTCCCGAAATATCAGCAATCGCCATTTGCTGATATATTTCTGCGACTTGCTTTCCGACATTTCTACTTCCCGAATGAATAACAAGATATTTATTATTCTTGCTATCGCTATCAACTTCGATAAAATGATTGCCGCCTCCCAACGTGCCGCAACTTCTTTTCAGCCAATCTATATTTTTCAACTGCTCCTTGCAATACAATTTTTCAATAATATCGCTTGCGACAGATGAGTTTTCTTCTTCATGAACCTTTCTACCACTTGGAACATATTCTCTAATGATGTTATCTAATCTCTCAAAATCAATATCAATATTCCCCAAGTTTGTAGTAAGCATCCCACAGCCTATGTCAACTCCAACAATATTCGGTATTACTTTTTCTCCTAAATCAGCAGTAAATCCGATAACACACCCTGCTCCTGCATGAACATCCGGCATAATTCTTATCTTGCAATCCGAAAATGCTGGCTGTTTTACAAGCGTATATATCTGATTTAATGCTTCATGTTCTATATTTTCTGTAAATATTTTCAAATCAGCCATAATATGTTCCCCTTTCTGTTGATAATCAGCAATCATTATTTTAGCTGTAATAAACCATTTTGTGGCACAAAGGACATTCGCACTTCCAGTTATCGCCCTCTCGTTGGTCGCCACAGTATATATATTCTTCTTCAATCGCTTCAAAAATCGTCCAACAATTCTTGCATTTAAATCTTAGTGGTTTTTTGGCTATGTTCAAATCACCCTTTTTAATTATTTTCATAATCTCACTTCTTCCCCTCACTATTCGCTAATGATTTTGTTTCCTCTATAATTTTCATTGCTAATGCTCTTGAAAATTCATAATTATTTTCCGGGTATCTGCCTAAAATTGATTTTGCATACTCATTGACTGCATCGACCGAAATATCAATGCCAATAGTCATATCATGAAATTCGGATGTTTCTATCGGCTCGCCATTTCTACCGCCTATTTCGTGTGATTGTGCTTCTCTAAGCGCTTCACGCTCTATTGATTTAATTACTTCTGCCATGCTCATAGCTCAAACACGCTCCCATATGCTACTCAACTACATACCAATCTTCTGCTAAACAATCATTAATTGACGGAACCCATGTAGAAACAGTGTCATTAACATTTTTGATAGCAAAATACGAATTGTAATGTACTAAATCGTCTTTATCTGCAATAGATTTTCCAATTTCTGTATAAGACTTAAAATTGCCAGCCGGAACGTAATACACAAACATTCCCTTGCCATTCCAACCTTTTCTTGCTACTTTTTTGCTGTTTTTTAATGCTTCAATTGCCTGTCCAAAATTCATAATTTATTTTCTCCTTTACAATTTATTATTTTCATTCCTTATAAATCTCTTTGTTTCTTCAACTATTTTAGAATCCCTAGCAAAATTCATTTCAATATGGCTTTGTGGCAGTCTGCCAAACTTTTCCAAAGCATATTTTTCTACTACTTCTCTTGAAATGTCTATGCCAAAATTTCTCAATGCTTCTTTAGATGGCGGTTGATACTCTGATAAAGGATTGTCAATGTTGTTCATTTCTCATAAACCCCCAAAAATCTTTCATGCACTCATTGCATAAATCGTAGGTCGTACTCAATACGCCGTTTCTTGTGATTGAGTTCGTGCATAATATCCTCACTTTTATTTCTTTTCCGCACCTGTCGCAAGTGTGCCATTCTTTTTGATGTTTCATTCTTCCACCACCTATTCTATATGCTTAAATGTTCGCTACAATCATTGTCAAAAGAAATATAATATTTAAGAAACCCACTTCTGCGACTTCTCTAATATTTTTGGATTTCTTTATGAGCCATAACGATAAGAGATAGTAAATAAACAATGCTATTTTGTACGATATCATTCTTTCACCAACTTTCTAAGCGCCATACATAAACATATTTCCAAAATGGGAATCATTTATTGCTTTTTCTAATTCGTCTTTGTACCTAAATGGACTTAAATGACTTTTTATTTCTTCCCTCAATATAGGCGACATATTGTCTATCAAAATATCTTGTGTAGCACTTGCAAGATTTTGTGGTGGCAAATCCGCTAAAGCGCATAACTCCATTCTTTTATGGTCACATTTTTCAGATTTAGGGCAACTTTTACATTTTTCTGCTAATTTGCTCAAAGGTTCCGCCATTACTACACCAGCTTTCTACCGCAGATAGGGCAATAATTGATTTTTATATATCCAAGGCAACCGCTGTCTCCTGTGTCAATCAACACTCCGAATCCATTTTCATCTTTGCAAATAAAATCTCCGCCAGCGTATCTTTTTTTCATATATTCATCATCGTTCATTGCTATATTTTCGCAAAATTCACACATGCTTCTCACTTCTCCTTTGCCTTAAACAGTGTGTCAGGGAATGGAATACCTAAAAAATGCATATTCGCGTACTTCCTAAATGTCGGCACGCTCATTCCGGCAATCTTTGCTGCTTCCGCCTGTGAACATCTGCCATATGCGTATTCCATCAATCCCTCTCGGAATGAGTCGATATTTCGTGTCTTAACTCCCTTTGCCATATTTATACCTCCGCTTTTTGCTTTTCAATTTGATGTTTGTGTTCTACCATCTTTCTGTGCATTTTATACTTCATATTTTCACAGCCGATTTCTCTTAGCTCTGTTTTAAAATCATCAAAGTCGCTGTCATTTTTGATGTATGCATTGACATATCTATCTATTTGCGGTCTTGTCATAATTACGCCATTTTTAGTAAATACTTTTCTGATATAGTTGGTGTAATAGCAATAGCCTTTGACTTTTTCGTGATATAATCCCCAAAAATAATCCGCATTTTCCTTTGTTTCAAATTTTGCTCTAATCTCATTGTTTGAAATATGGCTGTAGCAATGTCTGCATAATGTAATTAAATTACTTTCTCTATCATCTCCACACAATGAAGCTGTTCTTATGTGTGCCATCACCAATGCCCTGTATTCTCTACTACTTTTTCCGCAATATTGGCAAGTGTAATTGTCTCTCTCAAAAATTTTAGTCTGTAAATCTTTATATGAACTCATAGCGAATACCTCCTACCACTCTTTGCTTTCACACCAACTGCTCTTACAAGTGTGGTTCATAATGTTAATTAAAACCTTTTCAGAAGAAAAGTGAACTAGGCTGTAATCGCATTGTGTTGAAAACTTTGTATTGAAATATTCATCAACTAACATCTTGTAGTCTGTATTATCTTTCATGTTGCTTATCGTTGAGTAATAATTGTCTGTATATCCGTCACGTTCTATTTCAGTTTCTTTCGTTAAACTGTCTACCACTCTTGATAAAACCTTGTCTGTTAATGGGTAGTGATATTCTCCGGTACATTCTCCGTGTTTATCTAAAAAGTATTTAAAGAATGCTTCTGTATTTTCTTTGAGCGTTTCATCGTTAGTCCAATCATAAGCTATCTTGCCAGCTCTACTTATCATTCTTTCTTCGGCAACTTCCCAATCACTTTGAGAATAATCGCTTATCGGCTTAAACTCTTTCACTTTTTTATCTTTGGGTAAAAAAGAATTGCATTGTTCTCTGTTAAGAGAATTACACTCTGTATTTAATGTTCCGTAATTAGTGTTAGGGTAATCATTGTTAGTAATCCCTGTTAAAAGAGTTACATCTTGTGGCATTCCCGAGTTGCACTTTGTGTTATTCCCTTGGGAATTACATTTTGTGTCATTCCCGTCTGCCTGTTTATGTAATTCCTGTCCTCTATCTTCTGCTATAACCTCTTGTCTGATATTTTCTTCCCATTTTTTAACTTCTGCGTTGATAACATCATAATTAGGTCTTATATGTATAGTCGGCATTGAGTTGAATTTGTATTTTGCTGTAATTACAAATTTCTTTTTCACCAACGATTTAATTGCTTTGTCATACTGCCTTTCAGTAATCCGTATTTCTTCCCACCAATCTTTTCTTTGCTTTGCAATCCAGCATTCGCCGTCCTTGTATATCTTAACTTTGCTCTTATTGTCTTTACTTGGCGCAAACCAATATAAAATCCTTGATAAAAGTGTTCCCTCTATCAAGTCACCTGTTATGTCAATGTATTTATGGAATGTGTGATTGCACCTTGCTGATGATAAGAAATTAACTTTTGTTTGGATTTCATTTTCTGATAGCATATTTATTACCTGCCTTTCTGATAATAGCCTTATTAACAAAACAACAAACAGGCACTAAGGCTTGTGCTTTTCGGTCTGCATCACCTAGTTTGTTGTAATTGATGTGGTGTGGATTTGAACCACACATAAAGCGTGCACTCTTTACGTTGGAGGGAATC